TGTTGTAACTGGTACTTTAAGAGATACATCATTCATATTCATGTTTTTTATCCATGCTGGGACAATCATATTGTATGGTATATTATCATCTAATCTACCATCCATTATAGTTTCTTCAAATAATTCAACATTCGATAAATCTTTAATGATTTCATTATCAAAACATTTATATCCACTCTCAAAGGTTAATACAGTATATAGCTTCTCATATGAATCCTTATAAATCTTAATTGGTTCATCAGATTCAACTTCTTGAGGATAGAACTTTAGATAAGTTGGTATATTTAAAGTACCTGACATAGAAGGTTTATCATTCTCAGCAGCCTTTTCAGTTTCATACCATCTATATGGTAAAAGACCTAAAGAACCTACTGTATTACCCTCTATTATAGCTATTCTTGTATCTATATATTTTTGTAAAACGTATACTTTTAATACACCTTTAGTCAGTATATAATCGTGCCCACTCTTTTTAAGAATAGACGCCATATTAAATGCCATAGCAATTACCTCCATAAATAGTATTATGAAGTTGTGAATAATGGTAATATTTACTGGTCAATTTTTACTTTATGGCGACTAAGTAAACTGAATAATGCTGTTAATCTTTTTTGTTCTCTCAAATGAAAGATTCTTTTCAGTATAAACATTCTATCAATCTCATCTATTCTATGAATAATCATGGTCTTAACATTCTTTAATGTATCCTCTATTGCATCAACTCTATCGGATACATCTTTCAATTCATTTTTAACATTACCTATTGTATCCTCAACACCAATTACTGCTTTTTCGATAGCCATGGTATTGGACATATTTTCAACTGTATACATCTATTGCCTCCTAACGATTAAAGAGATTATCTTTTAAATCTTTAAGAACGTTATACTCTTTCTTATGTAATGCTCTTCCTAAACTTCCCATATGCTCTATTTCATATATCCTATCTACGATACGTTTATACATAAATCTTATAGCATCATTAGTAAACGTAGTTCTATCGTTTACTTTACTTATATAATCTTCTAATATAGTTAATTCTTTATGAATAGTATCCATATCATTTGAGATAATATTCATTTTTATAGTCATATCTCTTATAGTTTTTAAATCATTATTAGCTGAAATCATATAATTTCCCTTTCATACATCTAAAAGAGGGTGTATGAAAATATATTCCATACACCCCAATATATTACTTATTAAATAACTGTAAGAATCTTGATATAGCAGCTTTAACGTTATCTGCTACTCCTTCGTCAAGTTCTCCTTTTAAAAGATTAGTAAAGCATACCTGAACACTTGCATGGAATATTACATCTTCAGGTGCAGTAAGTCCCATAGAAAGGCATCTTATAATAAAGAATACTGTAAAGTTCTCAAGTCCTTCAGGATATTCACCTATAGGTAAACATTTATATTCTAAACTATCATGAATATCATCTGATAAAAGACTGAATAAACTAAAGTTAATCTTCTTTGATTTAATCTTCTTAGAATACTTAGCTCCAATAGCTTTAACCTTATTATCATTTCTAAAGTCAGCTAATGAATTTTCAATAATATTAGGATGTCTATTTACAACTTCTACTAAGTTCTCAAGAGTATATCCACTTCTAATGGCTTTAGCTCTTTTCTTATCAGCCATCTTCTTTATTATAGTAGGTTTAGAATCATCGTCATTAATAACTGAATTCTGTTCAAGGAATTCAGCATATGCTAAAACGTTATTCTTAAGAGGGTCTATTGCTGTTGCAATATCTATATCAAGTTCTGCTTTAGCCTTATCAAAAGCCTCAACCTCTTCATCAATCTTATCCATATAATAATCACTCTGTTTAAAATATAATAAGAGGTCTCTTAAGAATATCCATTTCTCTTCTTCAGTTTTGATTTCTGGATTATCTGCAAATTCTAATTCATCGCCAGTTTCATCATTTATAAAGAAACTTCTGATTCTTTCTTTAACCTTTTCATCATTTACATCACCATCAAGATATTTCTTTAATGCTTCAGGAGATGTATATTCATCAAGATGTCCCTGTATAACATCATTAGCATCGTCACTTTCCATAGTTTCATTTACACGCTTAAGTTTATTACGTCTAAGACGATTGCTTTCATCTAATATACTATTGATATGAGCAGTTTCACTAAGAAGTTTCTGAGTATCTGCAAAGTCTTTGCTGGAAAAATCAATAGTTTCGTTAGTATCTTCCATTATAAGTCCTCCTTAAATTGACAAATTCATTCTTATAGCTGTTCTAAGTTCACCTGATACATCATCAGTATAATCACCAATATCTTCTTCTATATATCTATGGAAGAAGTCACCAATTAAAATACCTGAATCAAAATAGTATCTGATGTTAGAAGTATAAACCTCTCCTTCATCTACTAAATCTAAAAATAAATCAGTAGATATATCAACGTTACGTATAATATGCTGAACAACTTCAGCTATATTAGATAAAATAGGAACATTTGCTTTATCAATATTCTTCTTACGATTAGCAATAGTAGTAACATCGTTACCCTTATTATTAATACCCATATCTTCAGCAATCTGTTCTTTATTTATATCTATATATTTAATGAAGAAATCTTTCGTATATCTTTTCCTATCCAATATAAAGAAATGATATAAAGATTCTAATATATCAAGACTCTCAAGAGTTTCTTCACCCGGATTATTATAACCGAGGTTGTATTCATTGACTATCGCAGTTATAAGTCTATTAGCCCAATCAACTATTTCGTATCTAATTCCTCTAATATTATCTGGGTCTGCATATTTTGATATAGCATTAAACTTATCTAATACAGTACCAAGAAAATCTCTATCAGAACTACGGTCACCATTAATCTGGTCAATTATAGTTGTTTCCATTATCTCTAATGAAAGAGATTCCAGTAAAGTTTCAGGCATATAGTCGTTAATATCTTCCGTATTTAACTCGTCAATAAACTGTTCCTGCATTTTTATATTTCCTCCTCAATTATTTTAAAATTTAATTGATTGTGAAAAATAGCATTAAAATATATAGAAGGAATAAAATATATCCCTTCTATATAAATTTTATATCCAATCTTTATCATTATCATGATTAGTTAATCTCTGACCATATATACCATAGCCTTTATTTTCTTTATCAGGTTTTCTATTCATACTATTCCATCTATTCATTATCTTGGTAGATTGTTCTGACATATAATTCTGACCTATAGGTTTATTAGCATATTCAGGGTCGGCATTAACTATATCTTTAAGTATAGAACCTACATCATTATCCGCTATAGATTGTAATGTACGAGATTTCTTTTCATTACTATCTCTTTCCATCTTATCTTTAAGACTTTCTTCATAGAAAGATACCATAGATGGGAATTGTGCTCTAATAAACGGATTATTGTAAAGTTCTCTAAGATTATCATATTCATCAGATTCAATAAGGTCGTTAGGTAATTCTCCTTTAATGAATCCATATCTTTCGAGCTTTTCGCCAAAGTAGTAGCAATACATAGCAATACACCAAGACATAACACAGTCATCATGCTTGCCCGGAGCTGCTTGTATTTTATCGTTCTTTAATATAAGATTCTTTATATCCTCTACTAAGTTTTGAGTATATAATATATCCTTTCTAAACTTTACTGCATCTACAAGTAAACCCATCATCATCTGTCTTGAAGTAGTAGTTGTTTTGACACCATAATACTTTCTTCTCATTAATTGGTCTTTTAAGAAACCAACGTCATCATATTCTTCCTTTAATAAGAGATTGTCCATAGATGCTTCGGGAGAAGCATATATTCTACTCTTAATCCAAGAAGTCTTTAAGAAGTCTATTAATGTAGTACCATTACGGTTACTCTCTATACATACTATAGCTTTTGGTAACCATTTACTTAGTATATATTCAAGTAACTCTTTACAACCCTGAGGTGACATATATTGGTTCTTAAATTCCAATATAGGTTTAAATGTATAAGGGTCTATAGCAGTTAAAGCATAGTTATCTGAACCAGTACCATCTGAAGGGTCGAGACCTATGAAATATATTCTATTCTTTTTGATTTCTTCTATAGGACAATAAAAGTCAATCTGATATATTCCGCCTCTACCAAATTTAATAGATTCAACTGGTTTCTTTTTAGCATTATCAAGTTCAGTAATATCTTCTTCACTAAATGGTGATTGATTATTACCTGAGAATCTTTGTAATAGAATCTCTCTACGAATCTTTGGTATATAGTTACCTGCTGTTGCACAGGCTCTCTTAAACCAAGCTTCACCAAGACCTAACTGTTTATAGTTATATTCTATATAGACTACTTTATAGTTAGTCTTTTTATCTATAAGTCTCCTTAATTCATCAGGGTGGACATCATAGAATTTCTCATCCCATACGATAGAATCGTTTACTATCTTTAAAGCAGACTGACATTTCTTTTCACTACCTAAATCCCCCGGAGTAGTAGCAAACATACGACATGAGTGCATACCATTTGCAATAGCATTACTTGAAGCTGTATTAAATGCAAAACCTGATACCTGTACAGTAGTTTCTATACAAGTCATAAACTCAGCTTCATCATAGAATTCAAAGTTATGAGAATCGCCTCTTCCTAATTCTTCGGCAGTTTCTTCTGATATAGCACAATTCATAACATCGGCAGTGTTACCAGTAACAGGCTCATAGTATCGTTTGATATTATTAGTCTTTCTAACAGTCTTACCTGAGTTATCTTTTGTTTCAGTACCCATATTAGCCATATAAGAAGGAAGTAATCCTATGTAAGTTTTCATTCTCTTTAAGTTAGCTTTACTATTCTTTTCCTTATTGGCATAAAATGCAAATCCACCATTAGTTACACCAAATTTAAATGCCCATGATAAAAACACACAAAGTCCAACAGACTTACCAGTCTGACGGGGTTTAATTAAGTAGAAATTTATGTCATTAATAAAGCAATATGCTGCTGCTAAAGTAGCTCTATCTAATACAAATGGTACTGTTCCAGCACCCTGTTCAGGTACACGAGCAACTTCTCTTAAATAATAAAAGAAGTTAATCCTACACTCTTCAGTTACCATAACCGCTAATTCTGGAGAAAGATTAGGGTCATGGGGGTTTACACCTTGTAATCTTGGATTCATTAATAATAAGAAGAACTCACTATTACGTATCCCAAGAAGTTCTAATTGTTTTTGTACTCTTAGAAATGAAGTATTCTTAGTATGATAATCATATATAGGAGTCATAGCTTTATACCCTGTATAAAGAGAACCATTACCCCTATTATGAACTAAAGGTGCTCCAGTTGATGCAACTTTATCAGATACATTTTCATCAATAAAGACTCTTGGCTTTATTGGTTGTTTACTTTTAGTATAATCAATTAAATCTGATAAAGTTAAAGCTAACTCATTAGGTGCAGGATTATTAGGGTATTCTTTATATTTTAACTGAACTCCTTGATTCATAATACTTAACCTTCGTATCCGGTAGGATATTTTACAAATACCCCATACTTATCTCCAGCTACATTTACATCAGTTGAAAGTATCTTAACTCTAACGGCATTAAGTTTATCAAGTCTGGAATCTTTAAACTCTTTAGGAATATTACCTTTCTTAACTTTCTTCGCATTTTCATTATCAATAGCATCTATATAATCATATACCTTATGAATCATATACATCTTATCTTCAGGAGTCTTAATAGACTCTGCCTGAACTGATAATATATCAATGTCCCTTGAAGTAACTCTGGCTGCTTCTGCAACTATTTTAAGAGCTTTAGATTCCATAGTGGCATATTCTCTATTATAAGCATTTTCCATAGTAGTTTTAAGATTAGTAATATACTTATCTTCATCAGGACTATATCCTGTAAGATGTCTACCAACAAACTTCATTAACTTCTTATGGAAGGTACTACTATCAGGAGAGTTATACTGACTCTGTATCTGACGATTAAGTACATCACGTCTATTCTTTAACATACTGATTGATGCTCTTGAAAGATTAATACCAGCTTCCTGTTCCTTTTCATAAGTAACTCTATCCATTAATAATCTATTAGTATCTGGGTCTTTTAAAAGGTGATTATTTATATACATCATTAAATCACCCTTATAAACATCAGGTACATAAGCATCTGCCGCAAGTTCACAATACTTCTTATTATTCCTATCATCAACTACTATCATGAACTGTAATGTATGACAATACATAGGAAGCATTATGGCTCTTACTATTTTACTATCAGAAAGCATAAGTCTTTCCATAGTAGAAAACGCTAAAGCATTACGTCTATAAGTATAGAATAAACTCATAGGGTTTTCATTCATTACATGTCCTACTTCATGGCAGAGTATTGCTACAAATTCAGCACCATTATCAACACATAAACGATGACTTCTAGTGAGAATTCTTGTATCAATTTCTACATACCAATGGGTTATATCAGCCCATTCTTGTACCATAGTAAATTTATTATTTGCCCTATTATCATAGTCATTAAGAATAGCATTAATCTTTTCAGATTTAGTATAAAGTTCATTAATGTCCGGGGTAATTGACATTATAAATGGTTTCTTAGCATCTTTATTCCATACTACTTCAACTTTCTTAGAAGGAAGTAAAGTTCTATTTAATACAAGATTAAGAGTTTTATCTATAGAGCTGGATGCAGGAAATCTACTTCCGCTTCTTAAATATCTATCTACTTCTTCTTCCAAAAGTTTAAGCTGGGATATTTCAGCATTAGTGAGAAATGAATTCTCAAGTACCGTATTATCCATTTAATAACCTCCTTTTATATTTATTTATACCATAATATGTGCGATATTATAGAGGTGTGAAAAAAGATTATATTAACGGGTTGTAACGGTATAGTCCGACTACACATTTATAATTTAATGTAAAATTTGGTAATTAAGTGAAAGGAGACTGTTATGATAGGTGAAACCAATACAATCG